TAGATCTCCAGGTAACGCAACGGCTTTTGAAGTTGTTGCCTCTATAAATGCAAACCCAAATATTGCCTTTTCTGCACGTACCATTGATAACGCTACTAGAATAAGTGTTTTTGCTAGAGAAGAGCAGGATGAGTTTTTAGAAAAAACAATCCCAACCATAGGTACTGACGCTGGTACAGCACTAGGCTTTCCTGCTGGTGAGATTCAAACATTAAGATTATATAAAAATAAAAAACCACTAAACAGAAACGGTCGTGTTGCCCAGATAACTTCTGAAGAGCAGATAAACTGGTCAAACACCATTGCCAATGGTGAAACTCTTATCGTATCTGTAGACGGAACGGCTGCAATAACCTATACTTTTACCGATTCAGATTTTTTATCTGAAGGTACTCACCCAACTGTAGCTAAAAACAATTCATTACAGTCCTGGGTAAATGTTATAAACGAAAAAGTAACAGGTGTAACAGCCTCTATTAACGGTAATAGGATTGTTCTTAACTCTAACCTAGGACAGACATCTAGAGCAGAGATCGAAATAGATGATTCATGTACTTTTGTATCTAAGGGTATTTTTACAGTAAGCGGTGGACTTTCCTCTCAAGGTAAGGAGTCTGACTTTACACTTTCAAGAAACACTGCACAGTTTAAACTTGCTCAATCTCTTGAAGAAGGTGACAGTCTAAGTGCTGGTACAGAATTTACAAAAGGTAACTTAGAATCAGAAGCCCTACTCGGTGGAAGTGTAACACTAGCCTCAGATGCGCTTCTTTGGTTATTAGTCGATAATCAAGATGCTCTATTTATAAGCACAGGTGTAACAGCCGATACAACCCTTATAATCACAAAACCTTCTGCTAATATAGTAAGGTACGAATCAAACAATGCAACGGCATTTGCCAATGTTGAAGTTGGAGACTGGGTTATTTGGTGGTCTGAAGATCTAGCTGTTGGAAACAGATTAGAAGCTAGAGTTCACGCCAAGACAAACAATACTATTGATTTAAAAGTTACACCTACAGAATATGCTGCTGCCACTGCTGAGGGTCCAATTGTTTGGTCTGAAGGTTTAGCTATAGTAAGAACAGATCAAGCAGTTCAAAAGATCAAAGTGCCTGCTGGATCATACAATATCAATACAATTTCAGGTATTATAGGTAATTCAATTGTTGGAGCTACCTCTTCAACAGAGAGTGACGAAATATTAATTCTTACAACTGAATCTGAAAGTCAAAACGGTGAAGTTTTTATTGTTACTTTTAATGATGCAGCAAAAGCTCTTAACTTTACTGAAAACTCAAGAGGTCAAAGTGAAATATCTTTGTTTGCCTTCTATGAGAGTGAAAGTTCTGACTCTGACTTTCCACTATTTATTCACCAAAGTATTGCAGACGACACACCAGCTAATCCACCAGATACATTAATATCTAACTTTGACAGTGCGTCAAGTTTGGCTGCTTTAGGGGTTGACCCTAACGTAATAGTCTCTTTCTTAGAGCCCTTATCTGCAATTCAAGATAACGTGTGTAATAACGAGCGAACTCAAGTAGATTCTTTTTCTGGAATTACTGTAAACGTAAGTGAATCTCAATTATTAAGAAGACTTAGACAAAATGACAGATTTTTTGTAGCCAATCCATTTGATTTTGCTGCAAATGACAGTGTTGTAGTTATTCTAGACGGTGATCCTTCTGAAAAGACTTTTCCTATTAACCTATACAGAACAGCACAAACCAATAATACAATGGGTATTAACTCAAACAACTTTAGAGCTTACGATGTAGACTCTGGAGCAGGTATTGAGTTTGAAGAGTTCTTTGGTTCGTCTTTTGACTTTAAAAACTACAAAGTTTTAATGAAAGCAAGAAACGTACTTCACCCCACTAACCCACTGGTTAATCAAGACGCTATTCTATTTAGATCAGCAGAATGGGGATTGGCTGGAGAAAGATATAACGTAGGCTATGTTTACCCAACAGCTCCTAACCAAGAAATAACCCATACAACTTTTATTAGTGACAAGACCGATATCAGACTATCCTTGAAATCGGGAAATCCAATATCTAACAATATCGATGGAACTACGGAGTGGAACGTAACTATCACAACTGTAGGAGCCATAGACGAAGTAACATACACATGGAACTCAACTGGAACTGCACCTGCAATAGATGCAGCTTTATCTTCAGGTGGTTATGTAACTATCAATGGAAATGGAGAGTTTGACGAAGCCAATACTGGTACATTCCGTGTTGACTCTGCAACAGCTTCCTCATTTACAGTAATTAGAGAGATCGGTGCTGCTGTAGCTGAAAACGACAGGGCTACATTAACAAACGGAACCATATCTCTTTTTGAGAATAATGATACAACAGCAGAAGAGATGGTTACATACGTAACAGATAATCTAGCTGATTACTTGACAGCGGTTCTTGTAGATGACAATGGAACTTCTGGCTCAGGGGTTTTAACGAAATCAACACAGGAAGATACTGACTTTGTAAGTAACGGTGTAGACCTTCTAGACGGTATTAACTGGATCGAAAACAGTGACGTGTCTGCTGCTGCTCCAACTTATCAGTTTAGATTTAAACAAGCTCTAGACTTACCTAATTTTACCACAGCCACAGTAAACGCATACGCTTTTAATGCTGGAGAAGAAATTAGACTTATACCTACAACATCAAGACAAGTTGTTGACTTTATTAATGTTTTAGCTGTTTCAGGTGTTACTACACTTTCACAACTAACAACATCTGGAAGAGAAGGTAAAATCCAAATCAGAACGGATTTGCTTGGCTCTAACGGAGTTGTACAGGTAACTGGTGGTAAAGCTAACTCTGCTGATGCTCAGATATTACAATCTGCTTCAAGAGTATCTGGTACAGAATATATGAATGCCATCATCTCCAAGAGTTCTGCTACAGGATTCACAGGAGGTCAGTGGGTAAGGTTAGAAGCTGCCAGAGCACAGAAAAAAGATACAGGACTAGCTTTCGCCACAACTGTAACCTTTGATGACAACGAACCTACTGCTGGACAGACAACGATAACTTTAGGAAACAGAAGCAATGGAGATCATTACTTTGGTGAGCCTAGAAACTTCTTCAGAGATAGAGGAAGGACATTTCATGTAGAAAAACACGGAACTTTAGTATGTGTTACATGGGATGGAAATGGGAATGCTCCAGTATTTAACAAAGCGGTTGAGATCAACGATGGAGCTGCTGATATTATCGTAGATAAAAATGATAATACTGGATTTACGGAGTATACAGTAGACACTGGATCTGTAAATTTTATAGAGGTTCAAAGAGGCGACTCTTTTACTATAAGCGGTCTATCTGTAGCAGCTAATAACGGAACATTCCGTGTAGTTGGAACTTCAGATGATGGTTTAACTATTGTTGTTGAAAATCCAAATGGTGTAGATGCCGTAGCCGAATCTTTATTAGCTGGAAGCATTACTGTAGCAGCAAAAATTGAAGAAGGCGATAGCGTAACTATAGGTGCTCCTTTTACCACCTTGAACCGTGGTAACTTTAGAGTTATTAGAACATACGAAAATTCAATGTATATTGAAAACGCTAATGCTGTAGAGGAAATTGTCGAAGTTGTTGATAACTTAAGATCTTTAGGATTTGACGGAACAACTGAATTTGACGTAACTGCTACAGGTGGGCTCATGAGAATTGAGTGGAACACAAACGGCACTCAACCTGATCTTAGCGTTGCTAGAATGGGTGACATAGCTACTGTAGGTACTGATTTTGCTGCTGACAACCAAGGTGATTTTCTAGTTATTAATTCAGGAGATAACTTTGTTGAACTCGCAAACTCTAAAGCCACAGCAGAAGCAGGAATCTTAATTACAGACGTTCTTGAGATTCACCAGCCTTCAATCAAGTTTTCTGAATACGATGTATCCTTAGTAGGCGATAGATTTATAATTTCAGGTGACGTATTTGACGGTGACAATATTGGAGAGTATTCAATTATTGACATAATCTCTAAAAATAAGGCTGTAGTTGGATCGATACTTGCTCCTAAAGTAGGTGTTCAGCTAGAAGATAAATTTGTACAAGTTTATGTAGAGGAATCGCTCAAATATTATGGATATAAGAAAATCTATAATAAGACAGTAGATCCTGCTAACAGTACAAGAACAATACTAACTTTTGACACAGACGAGCAGTTCTTAAAGATAAACAGAGATGCTGGTGAAGTGACACTTAGTGCATTAGGCAAGCTTCAATTTCCTACTCAGGTTAGGCGTGGTTTAGATTCATACAGATACCATACAGGTCTAATTGCTGAATCAAACAGAATTGTTTACGGAGATCCAAGAGATAACGTAACGTACCCTGGTGTAGCCGCTGCTGGTGCTGAGATCTTTATCGAACCACCACTGGTTAGAAGAATAGAGATCGGTGTGGGTGTACGTGTTAATACAGGTATTCCTTTCAGTAAGATTGTTGAGCAAGCTAGAAACAACATCGCTGCATTAGTTAACTCAAATGAGATCGGTGTTTCAATTGCAATATCAGACATTGTATCGGTTGTTAATAGTATCCCAGGAGTAAAAGCTGTATCAGTTACATCTCCTCAGTACGATATCAACAATGATGTTATTACTGTAAACCCATCTGAGAAAGCTCTAATTTTAGATATCGTAAACGATGTTACAGTTTCTAAGGTTGAATAATGGCAAACAACAGAGAAAGAGAAAAGAAAAGACTTAGAAGCTACTTAAACCCCTCTATTAGGGGTGAGAAGGCTGATGCAGTTTTAGATGCTCTCGCTGGCGGTGCATGTCACCTAATTGAGAACGTAGAAGCTGTAAATGATCAGTTATATATCGTAACTGCTGATGGAAGATATCTAGATGAACTTTTGGCTGGTCGTAACCTAACCAGACCAGACAATATCGGTCTATCAGACCAGGTATTCAGAGAGATTGGTATTGAAGTATCAACTCGTAAGCAAGTTGTAGACCTTATCCATGAAATACTTCGTGTTATGTTTGGAGAGGAAAAGGTAAGGGCTACTATTCAATCACAAGAGTTTGAGACATACGACTTAGATGACGGTGATACGCTTATTATAGAGTTTGACGGTCAAGAACCAGTAGAAGTTACATTCACAACCAATCAATTTTCAAATATAAATTCTGCAACAGCTCAAGAAGTAGCTGACGCAATTACTAAAGAAATTAGAAGATTAGGTAGAAACGGTGCTGCTGTAGCCAAAGACGATGGTATTGGTGGTTATGTTCAGTTAATATCTGAAACAAACGGTCCTTCTTCGTCTGTAAGAGTTAGAGGTGGAAAAGCTCAGAACAAGTTAAAGTTTTCTGAAATCAGACCTACTGGTGGTGTAGCTGCTACACAATGGACTCTAACACAGGAGTCTGGTGGTGTAATCAGAGCTACCTGGACTGGTGGACCAAATCCGTTTATTGGTGTTGTTAAAAAAGATGATTATGTGAACATATACGGCTCTTCTTTTAACGAATCAAATAGAGGAACATTTACAGTATCCAGTGTAAACGGTGGTTTAGTTGGAGAGGCATATGTTGAATGGGAAAATCCTGCTGGAATACCTGAAGTAGCCCTACAAGGCACTGATGAAGGTATTTTGTTCTTCAACCCAAAAAGATTTACACTAAACTCTAAAGTTAGCTATGCAGCAGCATATCAAACAGAAAATAGATTATTAGAGGTCTTTGTTCCTGCTACAACTCGTGTTGTTAGACGTGATAGAAAGGGTGCTGCTCACCTACATGACACAGGACCGTCTGGTGCAGATCAATTAGGTCCGTATACATTTGACACCTCAAAGCCGTATTTAATTGGCGGTGAAGAGTGTAGTACAACTCAAGAAGTAAATGAAAATACTAGTTTAATTATAGAAATAGATAACGCTTCTGACAGACCCGATGAACAAGTGAATCTTATCTTTGGCTTTGGAACTTCAAAAGAAGAAGGTCCAGTCCCTTATATATCTAGACCCTCTACAGGACAGATTCTGATAAATCCATCTTATTCTTTTCAAAATGTCCATGCAGCAGGCACTAATATATCACTAGTGTCTCAAAATTTTCCATACGATGTAGCTAGGGATGGTTCTGATTATCCATTTTATATAACAGATGTTGTCTCAGGTCGTATATATGCAGAAGACTTGATAAATCTTGTAGCAGCTACAGGTATTCAAGTAGTAATAACAGTTCTCTACCCGAATGATATCGGACTTGCAAAATGGGGAACTGAATTCTCAGATAAGTTTGTTGTCTGGGGTCCAGATCCAGTTTAGGAGTATAGATGTCACAATCAGTAGTATTGGCAGGAGCCAATTGCAAATTATTAATTGGAGGAAAGCTTTACCCAGAAGTACAGCAGATATCCTATACAATTGATTACGGTGAACAAGAAATTTACGGAATTGACTCTGTATTTCCACAGGAAATTGCCACAACAAGAATATCAGTTCAAGGATCTGTATCTGGACTTAGATTAAAACTATCAGGCGGTCTTCAAGGTAAAGATGCTGTAACCAAAATAAATCAAAAACTTTTTGCTCCATATGTTTCTATAGAAATTAGAGATAGGCAGTCAGACACTAAGCTTATTTTCATTCCTCAGTGTAAGGTTACTAGTGAAAATGTTCAGATAAGTGCAAAAGGAATTGTTAAGTTGAATTTTAACTTTAAAGGTATTATTCCGTATAATCCTCTAGATATGAATTGAACTTCATATGTTCATAATCTTTCAGCATATCTTTAGATATTTTATCTGCATAAACCATAGTAAAGACCATGAATAGAATCGGTAAAAACCCTAGAAGCAACATACCTATTAAATAGTACATATTATTTTCCTAAAACGTAGGTAACTACGAAGTTGATTGCAAGACAGGCAAGCCAATAGACAGCCAATCCCCAATTTTTATTGTAAAAATAAGTACCTATAGCACCTACCTGTAGAAGCATCATGATATTTACAAATAAGTGATGTTTAAACATTTTCCCACCAATAGTTATCAGACTCTATGTCTTGTAGATATAAAGATACCACATTCCCTGCTTCTTCGCAAGTATACATTCCAGTAACCATGTGAGTTACATATCCCCACGTTGTGCAAGGGCTTCTTCTGCTCAATTCATTAGGTTGGTCAGTAAGGTGACTAACCATGAGACTAATAACACTATCGTCAGGGTTATACCAAGCAATAAGTGTCCGATAATTGATAGTAATTTGCTCAAGTAACTTCCATCCTTCATCCTGTTCTATTGGATCATCAAAATTCATTTAACATCTCCTAAATCAGCCTTACAGCTAGGACAGTACCAATATTTTAGATTTGCGCTTATTACGACTTTTTTCTTTTTACTGTGCTTGCACTTAGCCTCTTCAGGTATTGGAGGCGGCTCATCTGCTTTCTTCTTTTTCTCTTCTGGATACTCTAAATCCTTGACACCTGGATAATTCACAAAACTAGGAGGAAAATAATGACCGAAATCATCTTCGTCATCATCTTCATCCATAGAACCGAGCATTTTCTCAAATTCTTTTAAAAGTTCTTCTTCGTCTATATCACGAGACATTTCTTTGCATCCTTAGTTTCCTCACAGGGTCTGGCGGCTATGAGTATGTCTTTTTCAAACTTAACATACCTTTCTTCTTTGAGATTAGGGCTGTGTACTAAGTATTTGAATTTATTACCAGTACAGGAAACGCCATAACCAAAAACCTCCATATCCTCTGGAAATTCTTTAAGTTTTTCAATTAATTCTTTCACTTTCATTCGATATCTCCCAGGTCAGCACCGCAATTGCGACATGACCAGAACTTAAGCGATGTACTAACTATGTTCTTGTATTTACTAGGTTTATCACAGCAAGTGCTTGATTTTAAAGAGATTCCAAAGCCTGGATCATAAGGTAATTTTCCTTCAGGAAAAATAAGCCTATCTTTCATGGCTTCGTACAGTTTTTTATTATCCCTTATAAAACTGTCAGGGACTAGTTTCATCTTGTCTTTGTAGCTTTTCTTATCTTCCTCAACCACATCCCCAATTGGATCTCCTTTAGGTAGTGCGTCACGCTTAGACCAACCACCGTTGTCGTAAGTACTTGAATATACGTCAGTTGTTCTTCTTTTCTTTGCTTCTTCTTCTGTTTTTTTCATATACGCTCCTTTACCTATATACTACCATAATTTAACTAAAACCACAATCTTTAATATAAGCCCTCAATAGCAATCTTTAAAACATACCCACCTACTCAATTCCAATAAATTTATAGATATATGGTATTATAAGGGTGCAGAAATAATAGGAACAGATTTATGGCAGTTAAGCGTTCGCAAAATTGGCTAAACCAACAAAGAGTTGATGTACCGCATCTCAGATCTATCGAATCAGCCGTAAGGAATGATTTTGATGAAATGTTTGCGGCTTTCGTTCTTGGTGAGTCCAATTCATATGTAATTCGTGGTTTTGATATCGAAATGGCTGGCTCCATCGGTGCTTCAGCTAACGGTCTTCAGCTAATTGTTGAAGATTCAGCTATTTTACACGGTGCATCAAACGAATCAGGTACATTTTTTGAATTACCTCCAGGCGAGGCAAATCAGGTACTTAGTGCTACCACTAACACAAGAGTAGAAGGTGCCTTCACTCCAGGTGCCCTAAACTATGTTTCTTTAGAGTTTACTTGTCAGGTTGATGATACAACTACAGATCAGTTGTATCTTTGGAATCCAACTACTCAGTCGGAAATCACCAAAACCCTTCCATTAGCCGAAACACTTGATTATAAAATTGTAATCTCGTCATCACTGTTCACTTCAAATGTACTTCCTATCTCTATTATAGAGACAGACGCTTCAAATAACGTACTTTCTGTACAAGACCGTAGACCTATGCTGTTTAGGCTTGGAACGGCTGGTTCAGCTACTCCAGATCCATTCTATGAGTATGCATGGGATAATCACACTGAAGGTCGCTCAGAGAACTTCTGGCAGTCTTCTAACTCTACCTCATCTCCTTTTAGAGGCGGTGATAAGCAGATTCGTACATTCAAAGAAAACGATGAAGCTCTTAAAACTGAAATCAAACAAATTAAAGGTACTACTTATTGGTATTCTGCAAACAATGCAGGTTCATTAACTGGTATCAGATATGACCTTGGTAACACCATTTTTACAGGTCGTGGATCTATCGAGCATAACGCAGGTAATCCAGGTCAAGTAAACTGGGATGAGGACATGTTCCTCACGGTTGTTACAACCAGACTAAAATATAAATTAGAAGCTAACGTAGCCACTACAGATATAGATCTAGATGATAACCAGGTAGCTTACGTAACGCTTATTCGTGACGTTGATGTTATTCCTCAGCTTGTTTTTACAAACGGTGCTGATGAGGTTACATCGGTTGGAGCTATTGCCTGGACATCTGATTTAGAAGCAGGTGACTATGTAAAGGTTGGAGCAGAAGATGATAGTTCATATTATCAAATTCTAACCGTAGATTCAGCTAGTCAAGTTA